AAAATGAACCTGAAAATGAACCTGAAAATGAACCTGAACCTGAAAATGAACCTGAATCTGAAAATGAACCTGAACCTGAAAAAAATAAATTAAACACTTTTAATAATATAAAGCATCATTTCTTTAAAAATATTAATGATAGTGATAGTGATGATGACTTAACTGAAATACATATTTAGTTTTTTTTTTTGTTTTTTTTTCTAATTAATTATATAATTATGAATGAATATATAGAAATTTTAAATACTCCATTATATATATCTGTAATAGTAACTATTCTTGTTTTTATTGTTAATCTTATTGATAATAAAATTCAAAAACAAGAACAATCATATACAGATCAATTAAGAAAAAGTATATATAGCGGTGTTATAACTAATGCAATTTTATTTTTATTTCAATCAATTACTGAAAATCCTGAAAAAATTATAACTGGTCCTATGTAAATTATTGCGTATTCAATACAATTATTAAATTCTTATTTAATAATAATTAAATAATTATTATTAAAATGTCTGACTCAACACTTAAATTACGTAAATTTGATATGCGATGGATCAAAGATGATAAAGTTTGTGTATTTATTGGTCGTCGCGAAACGGGTAAATCATTTCTATTAAAAGATTGTTTATATTATCATCGTGATATTCCTGCTGGTAAAATTATTTGTTCTACAGAAGGTGCTAATGGTAGTTATGGTAAACATATTCCTAAAATATTTATTAGTGAAGAATTTAATAGTAAAATAATATCTAACTTTATTAAAGGTCAAAAAAAATTAATTAAACTTAAAACAGCTGATTCTAAATATAAAAATATTGATGAACGTGCTTTTATTGTTCTTGATGATTGTTTATATGATACCAGTTGGCCTAAAGATAAAGGTATTCGTGCATTATTTATGAATGGTCGTCACTATAAAATTTTCTTTCTTATTACTATGCAATTCGCACTTGGTATTCCACCTGTTTTAAGAACTAATATTGATTATGTATTCTTGTTAAGAGATTCATATAAGTCTAATAGAAAAAAATATTATGAACATTATGCAGGTATGTTTGAAACATTTGAACAATTCTGTCAAGTTATGGATGCATGTACTGAAAATTATGAATGTTTAGTTATTCATAATAACTCTAAAAGTAATAAAATAGAAGATATGGTCTTTTATTATAAAGCTGAAGAACATGGAGATTTTAAAATGATGAAAGATAACAATTCTGCATGGGACTTTAATGAGGAAATGTATAATACTGAATATGATTCCGATGATGATACAAAACAAACTTCTAAACTTAAATTAACAAAAATGCGATAATATAATATATTTTAAATTATATTATATTATATTATTGAGATATATAATTATCTGGGTCTCTACCCCCATCTACCCATACACTTGGCCTATTAAACATTTTTTGGAACATATCATTCATAGTTGGACGATCTTCTTGTTCTTCTGCAAATGTTCTTGGTACATATCTATATACTATTTTAGTTTGTGGTTTACAATTTTTATAATTATTTTGATATCCTCTTATTATCATTAATATTCCTGTAAAAAATAATAATATTATATATAGTTTCATTTATAATATTATTAGATAATTTATATTATATTTTATTTAAAATATATTTTCTATTATTTCTTTAACTGGTGCTTCATTTTCTTCTTTTGATTCTTCTTTTTCTTCTTTTATTTCTTTTACTTTAGATTCTTTTTGTAATTCTCTCTTACGTTCTTCAAAATGCTCTTGTGCATCATCTTGATTTTGTTTATGTGCTTTCACTAATTCATTTAATTGTGATTCGCCATATTCTTGATTCGAAATATCATCTGCTTCTGGATTCCATGGTAACCAATATCCTACTTGTCCTACAAATACATGAAAACTTTTATCTGTAGCTTGTAATTTCTTTGCTTTCATTTGTGCCTCTCTTAATGTATCATATGTTCCTCTTACTTTTAATCCATGCATATTTAATAATCCATCAGTATTTACTTCTTTATTAAATTTACTATTTAAATTTAATCCATTTAATTTTTTAAAATCATCATATTTTGTCTCAATATCTTTAAATGTCTTTTCATATATTAATTCTACTTTATCTTCTTTGATTTCTAATACTCCACATATTATTCTAAATTGTTCCTCTACTTTCTTTAAAAATTCTTTCAATATAAATAATTCTTTTTCTTGTACTATATTTTTTGGTGGATCACAAAATGACATTAAACAAAAATTTTGCCCTCTAATTGGTGGGTCTGCATCTAAAAAATCTTCTACTATTTCAGTTTTCTCATTTTTACTCATTTTTATTATAAATGTATATATTATTATACCTTTATAAACATATTAATATCATTTTTATAAACTTGGTATAAATTCCCACTGTAATTCATCACATATCTTCTTCCATATTTGATCTTGTTGATATAATTTTTCTCTACTCTTTAATAATGTAAAACAATCTATAAAATCATCTAATTCTAATAATTCTACAAATTTATGTATTATATAATTATAATTTAAAAAATTCTTTCTTTCACTAGGACATACTTTTGCAAATGGTATTTGTATTTCTTTAAACATTAATCTTAATTTATCTTCTATTTCTCTTGACATTATAGGTGATTGCTTTCCAGATATTTTATTTACTATATATGGTATATGCTCATAATATTTACTTAATTTTAATTTCTTTAAATATTGTCTTACTTTTGAATTTGTTACTAACTTCATATCTTTTATACGTTCTTTCTTTATTTCAATATATATTAAATCTAATACTTCTTCTGGTATTATAGTTATTTCTTTTGCTTGAAATTGTGCAAGTAATTCATTAAAATGATTAATTCTTTTATAACAAAAATAATTCGTTTCTACTGGTGGATCTTTATACGATGGTTTCTCATTTTCTACAAATGTATATTCTGTTGTCCCACATTCTGTACATACTAATAATCCATCATTATTTGATAATAAATTCTTATTATTACAATAACTACAATTTATATTATTTTTAAATTCATTTTTAATATAATCTTTATCTATTATATTTAAATATTTATCTAATATATCTGCTTTATCTAAATGTATTTTTTTATCAATATACTTATTTATATTTGTATTTGTAAAATTTTGATTTAATGATTGTAAATTCACTTTTTCTATTATATTATTATCTTCTTTATTATCTTCTTTATTATCTTCTTTATTATCTTTTTTATTATTTTCTATATTATTATTTTCTATATTATTATCTTCATTTTCATTATCATAATATTTAAATAATAAATGTGATGTATTTAAATAATAATTATTCTTAATATTTTTATTTTTATCTATTTTTTCTTTTAACGTTGATATTTCATTAAATATATTATTTTTATTTTCTAAATTATCAATATCATCTAATTCATTATACTCATTCTCTAATTTTTTAATCTTTTTTTCTAATTTTTTATTATTTATTGTATTGAATTTTTTTAATTGTGTATTATGTTTAACATCTAATGTACATCTATTATCGTTTGGTATTTTTTTATATGATTTAGATTTAACAATTGACATTTTATTATTATTATTATATCCCATATTTTTAAATAAAATTATATTATAATTAAAATTTCGTAAAATAGATAAATATTTTATAAATATATATAATACTATAATGGATAATAATATAGATATTATTAGTATTCAAAAAATGATATTTATTTATAATGCTATATTATCTGGTTGGACTGTTAAAATGATTGATAATGATCGTTTTGAGTTTATTAAAAGTAAAGATAATATAAGTAAAGAAGTATATTTAAACAATTATTTACATAAATTTATAAAAGAAAACTTAACGGATATAAATAAAATTTTAAATTAAAATTAATTTTAATTTGCAATTTTTTCTCAAAATTTTTTTCTTGCTATATAATATAAAAAATGGGTGGAGGTTTAATGCAATTAGTAGCTTACGGCGCACAAGATGTTTACCTTACAGGTGATCCACAAATCACCTTCTTCAAGGTAGTTTACAGACGCCACACAAACTTTTCAATGGAATCCATTGCACAAACATTCAAT